GAGAAAGAAAAAATGCAGGTAATAATTCTTTGTAAGCTTGCGCTTGGAATTGTGTAACTGCTTCTGCAAGGACCGGGTGTGTTGCACCTGACGCTCCTTGGAAAGGTCTTGTTCTTTGCTCAAATTGAAAACCTAAAAGATCTAAACCTTGTGAGTAAGATCTTTCCCATTCTCTTCTAGATTCTTTGTAGTCTGTGTAGTTGCCGTATAACTCAGCTCCTAAAGGATCTAAAACAGAATCTGGCAATAAATCTGCCAGGTTAGAATAGTGATTTTCTCCTTGTTCCGGTGCAGCAACACTTGGTTCAAAGTTTATATCTACTGTTCCATCTTCGTTTTCTCTAATCTCGGTATTCTCAGGAGACGGCATTGACTCTTGTAGCTCAGTTGCTACTTCTGTCATTTGGTCCTGTGAGGGTACTTTTATCTGTTGTCTTACGTTCGGTAAGCCTTTATCTATTTCTGCCATTTGTTTTCTCCAAAAGTATAGGTTTATCCTGTTTTTTATCTTTTATCAAGCCTCTAGGATCAGGGCCCTTTAATGGTGGTATCTCTTTCAATTTAACATGTTTCATGTTTTTAACAAGGGTTGGGTTTTTATACATTTAATAAATTTTCTAAATCTTTTGCTTTTTGCTCATCGCTTTTAAATAGTTCTTTAACTGCTTGAACTAAAGGTATTTGATTAAACATCTGATAGGTCTCACTTCTACTTTTTACTTTTTCTTCAGGAATAGTTAATGCTTGTTCAGTTTCGCTATCTCTTTTACTTAATAACATTCTATGACCTGCATCGTTTGTTATCTCTTTTAAAAATTCTAAATATTGTGTGTAATTACCATCGAAGTCAGGATCTTTTCTTGCCATGTGATAAAGGTCTTGCCCACTTGCATTACCTGATTGAATGTACTCTATATTTTTTTGTCTGTCGTACGCTAAATTTTGTTCATCTGTTGCTTTTAATCTCTTTAATCCTTTACGTATTGGTTTATCTAAAAACACAGCGCTTCCAATAGACTCTGCAACTGTTTTACCTGTAGCTTGTTTTTTTAAAACATCATCTACAACAAAACCCCACAACAATGGATCTGCTACAGAAAACAATCTATTAGATCCTGCTTTAAACAGAGATGTCATTTTTTTAACATCCTTAACATTGTCCATTGCTTTTTTAATTTCTGGTATTGTTTTAATATCTTTAGGTACAACAAAAGAATATCCTTTGTTTTTATAATTATTTAAAAATACATTTTTGTATTTTTCACTATAGTTGTTAAAATTTTTAATTGTGTTGTTAGGAGCATCCGTTGATATTCTAAACAATTTAATTTTAGGTTGTCCTTTATCTTTGCCTTCGTTTAATATTTTTTCGTACTTGTTTGCTGCTTTGTTAAAATCTGCTACAGCTTCTTTTACAAGATTAGGATTTCCACTTGCTATTGCTTTTTGTAAATTTTTTTCTTTAATAGATTTAATACCATCCCACTCAAACTTAGCACCTTTGTTTATATCCGTTTTTATAACTTGTCCAAAAATAGAGTATGGATGTGTCCCTCTTTGTGAACCGGATCTTACACCGCTTGGCTCATCAATAGAATATGATTCAGTAAAAATATAATTTTTATTTCCCCGTATTTCTGCTTTGGTAGCTTTAATACTTTTTTCGTCAAAAGTTTTACCAACTTTTAATTCTTCTAAATCTCTAATAGATTGAGAGTAAGGTAATTTTTCTATCATGTTATTAGCCGCTTTAACGTTAAAAACTTTTGAAAGTTTAAAATCTTTAGGCATTACACGATCACCTGTAATGGCATTTGCTAACTGGAGTAATCTTCGTTGAGCATCTTTAGGTGTTACGTTTAATAGCTTCATAACTACTTCAATATCTTTTTTACTAAACTCATGTCTTGGATTAGAAAATATTTTTTTAATGTAGTTATTATCTTTTAATATTTTTAACTGATTATTAATTGCTACTTCAGTTGTTTTAAAAACTTTACCTGGTTTGTAGTCAATATCTTTTAATCTTTGTGCAATAAGTCTTTCATCTACACCTAATTCTTTTGCTATCACAACATTAGGAGTACCTTTATCTTTCATTTCTATTATTTTTTTTATATCTATTTTTTTAAGGTTTGCTTCGCCTTTGTTTGCAATTGAAATATCCTTATCTTTTTGTGCAGCCGCTAAAGCTTTTTCTAATGAACCGTATTTTTTTGGATCATATAGTTTTACTGGTTCTCCTTTTTTTGCGTATCTAACTACGCCGTCTGCACCAACAAAAATATTTGTTTTTTTACCTATATTTGGATAGGTTTTTTTATGTTCGTTAATTGCTTTTATAGCTTCGGCTTTACCTTCTTTGGTTAATGGAAATCTTCTTTTTAATCCTGGTCCATCTTCTTTGTTTTGAGCTCCTTGTATTAAAACTAAATAAAATTTTTTACCTGTACCAGACTCTGCTGTTTTTAAAAAAGGAGTGCCGTCTACTGCTTTGATGTTTTTAGTAACGCCGGCAAAACCTGGACGAAGCTCGTCTGTTTTTTTAACAAGTTGTTGTCCAGCAAGTCCACCTAGCTCAAAACGTTCTGCGAACGTAGGTGCTTCGTATCTTTGCCACCAAGGTATATAGGCCATTATCTGTTCCTAAAATGATTTGCGATACCACCGTCTGCAAAAGGAATGCCGTCGGTATCTAATCGCATTAGTATCTCTTTTAATTCGTCAACCGTCTTATCTTCTGTTTTAACTGTTTTATTATATCTCTTAATCTCATCGATAAGATACTTTCTACTATTCATAGGTGTATCGCTTTTTACAATTCGTTCTAAAGCAACGACTGGACCATCTTCATCCATCATCTTAGTTACTTCTTTGTCTATTCTCTTGTCGCTAGGTACTAGTTTCTTGTCTCTAGGCACTGGCATCTTGATCACATCTGCTTTAGGTGGGAATTTTGCATTAACTAAATCTTTTAGATTTAGTTTAAATAATTCTAATTGAGACTCTGATGCATTCTTCATAGATCTCATATGTACTTTTATTTGTTCGACTATATCGTCTGGAAGTCTACCTTTCTTATTTACAAATTCTGTAAGCTTTGGATTAATTTTAGTATTGAATAAACTTTGACCCATTTTAACAATATCACCACCCATACCAATTACATCTTTAGGTTTGATGTTTAACCTTGTGGCCAGTTTAAAAATTTCCATTATTGTTTTCATAACTAGTAGTACTCCTTAGTTTCTATTGGTTGAGGCTCGTCTTTGTAATCTTCTGGGTGGTTTATAAATCCACCTTGCCTAAACCTCATAACAGCTTGTGTTGTACTATCAACCAAGTCATCATGGTCGCCATAGGGAAATGCTGCGCATTCTTCTATGACCTCTTGAGCAAACTGCAAATGTGCAGGAGCCCAAATTTGTCCCGACTCAAATAGCGGGGATACAGAATTTACTCTAGTATGTTTATCATTTCCTCGGCTAGGTGTAAACGAAATTACAGGGATTCCCATATTTCTTAATTCGTATGTTAAAGGCAATCCGCTAGCTTTCGCCTCAATCAATACTATCTCAGGTTCCCAGTATTTATATAATTTTAGTGCCTCTCGTCTAAGATCAGGAAACTCGTATCTTTCCTTAACGGCATCTAATAATATTAATTGTTGTGGTGCATCTTCTGATTCTCTAAATACACCCCACGTAGTGATAGCACTAAAGTCAGCAGATTCTTTTTTCATAAATGCAGTATCATAAGATTGTATGACATAGTCACAAGATGGAATGCCTTTATCTTCTGGCCACTTCTTCCACCATTCTCTTTTAATCAAAGCTCCTTCTTCTGATGTAGGGTTTTGCATGTACTGTGCATTCCATTTAGGTAATGCAACAGATGCTTTAACAGACTCTAGTTGTTCTATGTCCCAATACTCTGGCCACACAGGTTTACCTGATGGCAGGATAGCTGGAAACTCTACTACTTCCCATTGGTCAGCTTTAGGTTCTTTCTGCGCTGCTTGTAACATACCGGTAAGATCTGCTTTGTTCCAACGTGTCATAACCAAAACAATACGACCACCTGGCTGTAAACGTTGTCGGGGACCTGCAGTGTACCATTCGTAAGCTCGGTCTAATGCTTTTCTAGACATAGCATCCTGCTCAGAGTGCGGGTCGTCAATAATTAATAGGTCAGCACCCCGTCCAGTTACAGCACCTTCAACACCAACTGCAAAGTACTCGCCGCCTTGTTCTGTTTCCCAGCGACCAGCAGCTTTACTGTCTTCCATAAGTCTAGTGTCAAAGACTTCTTTGTACTCTTCACTATCCATTAAGTGTTTTGCTTTACGACCAAACCTTACCGCAAGTTCTGCTGTGTGGGTTGCTTGAATAATTTTTAGTTTTGGAGTACCACCAATCATCCAAGCAGGTAATAAAAAAGATGCAAACTCAGATTTAGTATGCCTTGGTGGCATATTAACAATTAATCTTGTAATTTCTCCAGTTCGTAATTTATTAAATTTTTCTGCAATAATTTTATGATGGTACCCTTCTATAAAATCCGGCCACATCTGTTTTACAAACGTCATAAAATCAGTTTGAATTTTAAAATTTTTTTGTTTTTTATCTAGCTGCACTAAATATCTTTTTAGTTCACGTCTAGTTTCAGGAGCTAAATTATCTATATCTTTTTCTAAAATTTTTTTAATATCTTGCATAAGTGTATCTTATGGTACCAAAACGTTTTTTACCACCATTGACTCTCTAAATCAAGCAATTCAACCTAGAGTTGTGGGACCCCTTTTATATAAAAGGGTTTTACTAAATAACTAATTTACTTTTTTGGGATTAGGTCTGGTACCTCTATTAATATAATAAATAAGCACCAAGCTGCTAGCAGCTTGGACCGAGTCGCAAAGCGACTCGGTATGTATGTTATGTGTTAATCTAATAGGGTATAGTATTGCTTGGGAAAATTCTTTTGGAACCAAGTAATTCCCTTTTGCATAAGTTTATAATCCTCACTTGCTTCTGCACCTATGATAGTATCATAGATAGCAACTGCAAAGCTTGGCAACTTACACGACTGCTGAAATGTTTCATCACTGAATCTATTATGTATTGTTAGTTCTCTTGTAGGTTCAGCACCAAAGAAACATTTAGTAAATGGTTCTGGTATTGAGTAGTCTTTGTTGTTGTAGTTTATAATCATACTTTCCTCGCTTTCTTCTGGGATCATATAGGATAAGTCAAGCATTGTCAACCCTCTTAATTGCACTACTTGTATAAGTTCCTGTTCCATAATAATTGTCATGAGTTGTAGTTACTTTCTCATAACCCCCACTCTCTCGCCTGTGTCTGATAAACTCAATCGGTCGACCTTGTTCAATGTTTTCCATATTAACATTTAACCACTCGCTTTCACAACCTAAGCTACAAAAGTATTTGGCTCTTGCGTGGTATTCGTTAGAGTTATCTCTAGTCCACAATGCATATCTTCCACGAAGTACACCTCTAGATTTTAAAAACCTATCCTGTGTACTTCTTTCATGGCAACTTGGTCCTTGACAAAAATGTTTGTTAGGCATTATCTGGTAACCCCCCAAACATTGACACAACACCGGCAAAGGAAATTAATATTCCTAACATCTGGTGTTCGCCACTATGTACAAAAACTATTACACCTAACATTGCTAATACAAAGCCTGTTAGGACCATTAGTAATCTTGCTATCATCTCGCTCATTAGTGCCTCACTTTCCATGTTGTTGTTGCAGTTCTATAACCATGTGCGTCTAAGTCATAATAAACATAATAAGGTGTTCCATTCTTGGCTACACCATATCTGCTTTTTTCGTCATGCTTACCTTGTCTTGTTATGTGTTTTTTATGCTTACTTGCCCAATAAGTAATATAAAATGTTTTTTGTGTGTTCATACTTTCCTCGCTTTCTATGGGTATCCTATATTATATAAGATACCCTGTCAAGTATTAATTTATACTTTCTTCATATTGTTTTCTAGCCAATATCTTTGCCTCTCTTGATTGGTGTTTATTCTTCATACCTTTAATCATACTAGCCAAATTGCTAGGATTATAGATAGTTAAACCTGTTGAGTTAGTTTTAATTAGTTCTGCCTCATCAACTTGTATTCCAAGTTCTGTTGCAAGTTCTATTCCCTCACTCAAATATCTATATGCTTTCAATCCAATTTTTAATTGATCGCATTGTTTTTGAATTGTATCAATCCATGTTTGGTGTTTAGATACTAGATTTGCTTTTGCAGTTCTAAAGTGTTCAAACTCGGTGTACTCATCTTTAGTACAGGCTATTGCTCTTGAACGACAATAAGATGTTCCAATAACATCAAGATAGTATGGCGCATTAAAAGTTTTAGCCATACCAATTTCATCATTACTACTATAATGATTACCTTGACCTAATGCTTTCATACATTCTTCAACGTGTTTAGTTTTATGTGGATTATCTTTGTTTTCATTTTGTTGTGCAAAGATATCTGGGTTGCAATCTTTTGCTTTTAGTTCTTCTCGGTAGTATGCAACTGCAAACTTTTTACCCTCATCACTTGAATACTCACTACCATTTAGATTACCAAACAAACCAAAATCAAAGTGTGATTTAGTTTCTTTTTCTTT